TGTTCAAACACTGGATCTGGGCCCCTATTTTGAGACCAGTCTTCAACCCAGCTCCATTTAGCAAAACGTCTAACGTCTACTAGACACATTATACTACCATCAAATGCCTCAAACATCAGGTGAGAGTGATCTGGAATCTGAGTGGCATGGCTAACACTTCTCCAATGTCCACTCATTCCAAATGTTACTTTAAGCTTTCTGACTTCACCAGATTTAAACCCAGTCAGATATACTATAGATTCTTTACCTCTAGATTTGGCACTAACTGTGAATCCCTCAACATCTGTGGGAGTGAGGGATAGATCAGTAGACACTTTACTTTCTGGAGATTTATGAACTGCTCTAAATCTTTTAGATTCGGCTTTAGAGTTAAAAAACTCTGTCATTAATTTAACTTCTGCTAATTCAGGCATCTGTATCCGGTATTGATATATTATTCTTCTTACGATATTCTAGTTCTTGAATGTAATATTTCAAGTGTGGATGATCCTGAGGAACAAAGTCAATTGCCCCTTCAACCCAACCATCACTCATATTTTCTAGACTTGCTTCTCGATATTCTCCAGTCCCGTCCTTTCCATATCCACTTCGACCAATCTTTTGACGAATCTGCTCAAATGTAAATAGTTCGTCAAGCTCTACGATACTCACTTCAGTCCAGGCGGCAATATGACATACTTCTCCAAAACTAAGGGTATCTGGATCAACTTTTATACAGAAGGAATACATCCCATCGATATGATCGAAGAATATGAGTTCTTCATTCTTGACGTCAGGTGCAGCCGGAGGGACTCTTACTTCCTCGTCTGATATTCTAACATATGAATTTCTAGGTACATCGTGTAATTTCATGTTAATTGAATTGATTAACTACTCTATTAAAAATACTAAAAAAAGTAGCCAAAGTAAAGATAAATAATAAAAAATCTAATTCAGATGAAGAACCCTGTGATGAACTACAATCAGTTTATGTCAGTATTTAAAAATGCTAGCAAAGGCTATAGCGGAAAAGGCAACGTTGCAAATAAAGACGCTAAGACTGGATCTAAAGTAAGCCAAGACCTAGCTGCTGATCCTATTAAAGGAAAAGGTACTCCTCACATTGACCGTTTTACTAAGCAACACTTAAGTAACGTTAAAAAGAAGAGCGCCGCTAAAGGAAAATAATTAGATTCCCTATGTCAAGAGCAATTGAAAGTTTCAAGGATTTTGCTCTTCTTGAAAAGAAGGGCGATCTTAAGAAGCTCGTTGGAAAGAAGCCTTCCGAAGAGCTAACCGTTAATGATGCAAAGAAGATTGGATCAAAGGTTGCCAAAATGGATGGAGAGAAGAAGCAAAAATTTGTTGGAATCATAAACTTTCTTGGGGCATCTTGCAATATTTACAACGAACTTTGGAAGAATTACACTAGAACTCGAGATAATCTAGAAAAGAAAAAAGATTGATATCGCCGAATGTATAATGAGATATATGAAGGATATTTCGAGGAAACTAGTGCAAAGGATGGAGGAGTAATCTTCCAAGCTGTATTAAGTCATGATATCTCATGGAAGATAAAGGACGGTAATACTGTATTCGACCAAAACAACATAAAGACTAGATTACACACAGTAGAGGTTTTTCCTGACTTGAATTACAAGAGTGGAGAAGCCTCTTCTGTTTATTATATACTTTCAGAAGTAAATATACTTAAGAGAAAATTCGATCTAGCGTCTAAGGCGATCAAGAGAATACTTAGTCCTGAGTATTCAGCAGAGCTTAATGATAATTCTAGTAACGAAAACGAAGTAACTCACAAGTATTTTGATGGAACTGAATTTGATATTAGTTTTACGACCGATCATGTCGTACTAAGAGAAGTATCATCATCCGGAATAGATTCTGGGTCTCCGTCGATTGTTATGAAAATATCAACAGGTCTAGTAGATCAAATGGATGGTAAACCAGTTAAAAGCTGGGAATCATTCAATGTCAACGTTAATGGAAATGGCGTAAATCAGGATCTAAACATGGGTTCTAATCCTACAATATCGAAGATTATGGAATACGATCAGATAGAAAATAAATGGGATCAAATTTTCCAGACTATAATTCCTTCTGTATCGATATCGTTTAGTGGAGATAGGGTAGATGTTGAAACATTCTCAAGAAGATCTAATAATCTCTCAAGTCATGTTACGGCTAATATAGAAAACATATTTTCTAGAGGTGAAGAATTAGATTCTGATGAAAGTTTAGACAACGAGCAAATAAATAATTAAAATAATCTAATTAAAATGGCAGGATTACCACATTGGGATAATTCACAAGCAGCAACAGGATATTATGAGCCGGTTTTCTTAAACCAGTTCGAGCTTATTATTACTCCACCTGCTGCTATCACAGAAAATGTAGACTTACTCGTAGAGCAAGTTCTTAAAGTTTCAGGACTTCCTGAGTTCTTAACAAGTGGAACCACTACTCAATCATATAAGTTTGCTAAAAGAGCGTATGCTAAGGCAACGCCTAACAATACATTGGTAGACAACTTAAAGGTTACCTTTGAAGTCAACTTAAATGATGAGAATAATATGTATGTCTATAATACATTAAGAGGTTGGGGAGATCTTATATATGATCCTTTAACTGGTAGACAAGGTCTTAAGAGAGACTATGTTGGAGAAATCTACCTAGGAATCTTCAATAAAGCTGGTGATATTTTTAGAGAATATAGATTCTCTCCAGCGTTCTTGAAAGAGCCACTACCTGCTATGAGTTTAGATTACACTGGAGATGGTATTTACCAAATCGATGCTACCTTCACTGCTGATACTTACAGAGAAACCAGAGTTGGACAAATAGAAGTTTAAAATAATCTTTAGAAGAAATGGAAATGTTTAATGTACATAGAAAAGACGTTCACAACTTCGACGATTATATGAATCTTAAGAAGCCAGCATTCGGTGGACCCAGTTCAGCTGAGCCCTTAAAGGATGGAAAAGGTAAGTTTGTGAATAAGGACAGAAAATTACAAGACTTCCAAAGAGTTGTTAAAAGAGACGAGGCTTTTGGAAATCAGGTTTTTAATCCAACTTATAAAGCAATGGGGGGAGATCTAGTTCACAAGCAAGAAGCTGGAAAGAATACTTATAACTATCCGGATCCTTATAACAATGTTGGTATAGGAATGGTAGAGATTGGAGAATCTAGAGTAGATGAAGGAAAGTGTCAGAGCTTTAAGAGCTTCATTATGAACTCTTAATCTAGTCTGGTTATACTAAGACCTTCCACCATATCTAATCCATCGCCATCAAATTCCTTTGGCTCAATTAATTCGTAATTAAACGTTATTGGATAATATTCATTATCTATGAAGTGAATGGCGTTTCTAATAGTGCTAATAGAGATATTAGAATTGAGATATATGATATTCTTATATTTCTCATTCTTTATGTATATTGCCTTATCTAGAAGTTTCTTAATCTCGTAATTTATAAGAAACGATTGGACCTTATTAGGAACAATAAACTTTGAATTAAACTTATCCTTGATGATCTTGTTCACGTTCAAAATATAGTCCTCCTTACCTTTTTTGGAATAAATTGAGGTAAAGCTTCTAAATTCTCTTATGAATACAACATTTAGCTCTCTATTAGTTTCCTCCATAATCTAGCTTTAGGAGGGACACTCCTGCCTCCTTTAGTATTTTTAGACCGTCAAGGTCTCTATATTCTTCTTTGTATATTACTCTCTTTATGCCAGATTGAATTATTAGCTTACTACAGTCCCTACATGGAGAAAGAGTAAGATATAAAGTAGATCCATTAGAATCTTGGGTAGATTTGGCCAGCTTTGTAATTGCATTTGCCTCAGCATGTAATACATACCATTGAGTATCTCCGTTCATGTCCTCACAATCATTAGGAAATCCGCTAGGTGTCCCATTATATCCATCTGATATAATCATGTTACCTTTTACGATAAGAGCTCCTACTTTTTTTCTTTTACAACAAGAATTAGATGACCATTCGCTGGCCATCTTTAAGTAGGTTATATGTCTTTTTAGTTCCTTATCCTCTACCATAAATATTGAATTTATCTTCTTTACTTTCTGGTTTATTAGATTTATGTTTAATAATTCTACCTGATGGTAGAATACAAGAAGATATTAAGATTATGCCGAACCAGTTAACTAGGCTGATCTCTATTCCAATCAAGCTTATTACAAATAGCTTATAGGCTAACCAAGCAAGTATCGATATTATGAATTGATTTAATACCCATGATATTAATGCCGCTATAAATGCTAATACTACTTTAAAACCTTCCATTTTATTTATTTATGCTTTTTGAAATCCATGACATTAATTTGTCTTCAGTTGAAAAGCCAGATTCCATGTGATCACTTAATATTTTTAGATCAGTAGATGGAGATCCATCGTGAGAAATCAGATTCTTAGATAGAGTTGGAATTTTAACAGGTTTAAACTCGTTTTCTAGCATTTCAGATACTAGATTAAAGTTTCTTTCATATACATGATATGAATCTACTATGTGAGTATAACTACCGAGCTTTAATCCAGGATGATAATATCTAAGGTGATTGAGAGCTTGCTGCTGTAAGACAGTAAAGAATGCAATATCGGTTGGAGTACCTAGAATTGCATCATTGGATCTCATGTGAATTGTTAAATTTAGCTTATAGTCTCTGATTTGCCAGATTCCATACATAGTACAAACAAAATCTTTATTTCCGACGTATTGGTGTTGTGGTAAATTAAAGTGCATAATTGCTTGCCTAGAGTCTAGATCATTTTTCAGGCAGTTGATTGCCCATTGATACTGACTAAATCCAAATCTATTCAAATTCTTGAACAATAAGTATCCGTAGGATGAGTTTACTGTTCCATCCTCATTTTGAATACTCTCCCAAAATGAGGCGAATTTTTTAATGAACTCGACGTCATTCCTGCCTAGAAAATACCAAATTAACTCGGCTGCAATATACTTGCTTTGTGATCCTCTTCTTGAATTATCATATAAACATGATAAAGGATCTAAGATCTCTAGAGCTACGCCAAGATTTTCCTTTATCTTAAGACCTCTTGGATTTGAGGTATATTCAGGATCAGTATGTAGGTCTCTTAGACTCTGTTCGTAAACTTCTGAAAATGATTCTCCGGAATATATGCGCATATTAGCTGACTTTATGTAAAATTATACTAAAAACGGGCAATCCGGTTTTAGATTGCTTCAGATCTACTTGTTTCTACTATATTCATTTCTGAGAAATGATTCGGCATCGAAACCTGTATCTTCTTGTCAAAGAATTCCTCGGGAAGAGATTCATGTGATACTACGAATATTGACATGTTGTATCTATCAGCATATTCTCTAAGGATTTCTATTGCTTTATAGACATTTAGCTTATCTAGCCCACTAAATATCTCATCTAGGAACATGACGTTCATCTTATTGTGCTTCATCTTTATTAGCTCAATGAATGATAACAATACAATCAAATTCATCTTCTTTCTCTGACCAGTTGACAGGCTTTCGGGAGAAATTTCCATACCAAGATGATTAATTACTGGATTAAATTCACTATCAAAGCAGAATGTGAATTTAAAATCAAGTCTTTCTGAGATCTCTGAAATTCTATTATTTAGAAGCGGGACTACTCTCTCAATTAAGACTCTTTTTATTCCAGAATCAGAA